CTTCAACACATATCTATATGGCATTTGCAGAACAACCATTAGTTAGTTCAAGCGGAGTACCTTGTACGGCTAGATAATTTAAGAAAGGAGTAAACTATGTTTGATAATTGGTTAAAATCTTGGGAAGATTTATTCACTTATGACAACTGGAAAAAAGAAGCTGTCAAATGGAATAAAAAAGTTATTAAGTTTTGGGAAGACGCATACAAAGATATTTTTAAGAAATAATATTAAACTAATTTCTTAATCCAATTACCTTTTTCATTAAGCACAAGCGGCAACAATCGTGGTATGCCGTCTATAATAATACCACATCCTAATATAAATCTTGTTTTAAAATTTTTTGCGTAGTGAAAAGCTAGTGACTTTTGATTTATAAGGCATCCTACATTCATACCAAAAAATAGATTGTCTGGATTAGCCCACCAAGATATTAAAAACTTAGTATGGTAGTGGCCTTGTACAGCAGACATACCCATTGTTTGTGATACCTTTAATATGTCAGCAGATCTACCGTGAGTAAAGAAACATCTTTGTCCATTAGACATTGTAATAGTTAAATCATCAATCCATTGCCATTTCTTAGTACCTAAAAACTCACCATAATCTTTAAGAAACTCTTTAGACATTCCAAACTTTAATGCTCGTCTATACACTAAACTACTATGATTACTTTCTACCTCAATCATTTTAGGAAAGATGCTTTCTAATTCTCTAATATACTTACGTGCTACTCTTAATTCATCACCAGCAGAATATAAATCTGGATCGTGAGAATGCATAGATATAGCGTGGAAGTCTAATAAATCACCAATGTTTACCACAAAGTCTGGATTGTATTCTTTCTTAATTTCTTTTAAAAAATCAAAAGCGTCTTTATGATGATACGGGATGTGAAGATCACTAATAACTAATATTCTTTTGTGGGTCATAATGAATAGCGGGTGAACCGTCTATATATTCCTCTAGGTTTTTAATTTTATCTTTTAGATCTATGTATTCTACAACACCATTAGTAATATGTACTTCTTTTAATATTGGTGTTTCTTCTTTGTTCTCGTAGTTTACAATAATATCTTCAAGAATAATCACATACAATCTATACAGGAAATTATTATAGATTGCAACTTTTCATTACCTGTGCAAGTGAGTTAGCACGTGAAGGAGTTTGCTTTGCCCAACGACTATCAAGCATTTGTATTGATGCTTTATTGTAATCTTGTTCTTGTAATGCAGACCACATCTTTTTAAATTTAGATACACCACCAACACCGAGTTGGAATACCATCTCAATTAAGACACATTTGGCATTGAATAATAATTCTGCCACATTGTTGTCATTAATTAATTTTTCAGTATGTGCTTTTGCTGTTTGAAAATCTGCCTCAAATTGTGCATCTAATTCAGATTTAGGATATTCAATATCTTCTTTGTAATGATCTTCTGGAGTAACTAAATGCCCGTATCCTATTGTGGCAAAACCTAGACTATCCTTGTAAATGGTATTTCTGTATCCTTCGTGTTCTTTAATACGTTCTTTTAATTCGTTATATTCCATTATGCTTTGTTTTTATTAGCAAAGTTTTGAGCCGCTTCTTTGCTTCCAAAGCCCCATTTTTTTAACGCTAAAGCTAATCTAGTAGGTTTACCATTCTTGTCTTTCATTGGCCCATCCATACCGCCAAAACGAGCCGCAAATGATATACGTCTAGCATTAGTACCAGATGATAAGGGTGCTTTTAAATTAGATCCTTCTGTACGTTTAAAGTAATCTCTACCAGCTTGATTAAGACCACCACTTTCGTTTTGATATTTCTTAGCTACCATTGTTACATTCCAAATTTAGGAAACCCAGCTTTTGCTCTAGCATATTGTTTAGAATCAACCGTTGATTTAGATTTAGGATTTGATGTACCTTGTTTTTTGGCTCTATTCATATAATAATATAGGCCTTTACGTGCTTTTTTACCGTCTTTTGTATTATGATATTTACTTGTCATATTATTTCTTTTTAATTAAATCTGTAGCTTTTAAACCGTACACACTAGCAATTACTCCTACGAATATTGTTTGATACCAAAATGGAAGATCGCTAAAATATTGAAAAAATAACTTCATCTTTTCCATGTGTGCTGGATTATCTGACCATACTGCAAACCCTAACATTACTATTGGTACTGATAATAAAATTAATATGAATTCGTCTTTCCAATCAGATTTTTGATTTTCAAGAATAGTACCTTGATATTCAATTTCACCTTTAGCCATACGTATTGCAGTTTGTAATTTTGCATCCGAGATAGCTTTTTTCGTTCTTTGATTGTTAGCATATACTTCCGCTCCTGTTTTGAATGCCATGCCAAGTAAACTTAACCACATTTTTAACTCCAAAATTTAAAATATTTGCCAACTCCTAGGATTACACCTATTAATGCTCCTATAACAAATATGGCTCTAATTCCACCTTTACCCATAGCAACTTGTTCTTTTAATTCCTCAATATCTTTTGAGTTTTTTTCTAAGATAGAATATATATTATCTAATTTTATACACAATACTTCATTATTTGTTTTTGTTGTTCGTTTTTTTTTAACTGTTTTAGGCATTTTTTATTTCCTCACACCAAAATCTTATGACAGTTCTATTGTAATTCAAATCTTTTTCATCTAAAAAATTCATAATTTCATAAGATTTTTTATATCCATCTATGCCACATTCTTTATAAGAATTATATATTTGTTGATTACTAATAGGATTATCACATACATTTGATAATGTGTGACATATTTGCAACACTAATATAAATTTAACCATTTTTTCTTCTCAATTTAACTCTTTTATCACGATCTTTAAATAAAATTTTAATTCTTTTATGCCAACACCAAACATTAATCATACCAGCATATTTGCCTATTTTTTGATATATGTAATCTAATATTTTATTTATCATTTTTTCATCATCATTTCGTTCATATGATTATACACTCTACCAAACTGTTGATTAATAATAAACAATTCAGACTGTATTCCCGAAGTTTTTTCTTTTAAATCTACTACGCTTACAAGCACCCATGTACTTAATCCCATTAATATACTTGCTAAAACTCCAACAACCCATTTTATATCTATACTCATTTACCACCCCAATCGTGAGTATCATCATTCACAACACAATGATTAATATCTTGTTCAATTCTATCTGAAACTGTTTCTAATGGATTTTTTTCTGTTTTTAAGTGTGCTAAGATTTTTCCTTTGTTTATACCTTCTTTAATTTTATAACCAGAAGTTCCATTAGCATTGATTTCAACTTCTTTTCTTGTTTTAAAAAGAAGTTTATCGCTTTGTTCTTTCTTTTTTTCTTCGTAATTTTTAACTATTAAATCTTTTAATCTTTCCATAAGGCATAAAAATATAATTTAAACACCTATTTTATCAAATATAAAGGTTAATAGAAATAAATTATTTAGTCTTTTTTTTTCTTGATTTTAGATAATTATTTTCTTCTAAGACTTGTTCATATAGCTTACCTAGAACCACAACTTCTTTTTTAAGTTTTTCTAGGTAAACTATTTTATCCCACGCTTCTTCTTGAGCGTCTGTAATCCATGCTTGCAAAGGTTTAGTTGCTCTATCCATGGTACATTTATAAGCAGTTATTCCATCATCTGATCTTTTAGAAAATCTATGCAATAAATCCCTTACTAAAGGGTCTTTAGTTGCAATAAATGGTTTAACTATTTTTGTCATTAAAATGCCACATTCATATAATGATTACAAAATTGATTTACTCTACAATAGTGTTGGCATCTAACGTCTTCACCTTTTCTATGAACAATTGTACAGCCATTTCCTTCAACCATTTTTTGTTGTTCTAAAAATTGTAAAGCTAGTTCTTTTGTTTCAAAGACACGCCATGCAGTTTTTCTATTATCTTTATAAATTGCATAACTATCTTCTTTACGCCATCTTTCTTTAGCAGAACATACAGGTATTTGTTCAGATTGTTCAGCTTCTTGATGAAGTTTTATACGTGAACGAACATAATTATCTTGTTCTTCTTCTGTCCATCTACGTACTGGTATCATTACAACTTGTTTACGTGGATAGTTATCTGATTGCATAACTTTCATTTTAGACCAATCACGTAAAATTGCCATAATACTTAAAGATTTAACTTTGATTTGTTTTTTATATCTGACTAAATCTTTTTGATTTTTACGACAAAGAAAATCAAGAACATTTAATTGTTGTTCCCATTCATCTTTACCATTTGTTAAAGCATCAAGAGCAGACCAAGCTGAAGTGGTTTTAAAATCAATAAGATTACCTTCTTTAGTTAAATAATCAAATTGACCGCTTAAAGTCCAATTGTTAGTTATATCATTATCTTTATAGAATAATCTTCTTTCAGCTATATCAACTTTTTGTTTAGCACGTTCAATGATATGATGAACAGATTGTCCTAATAAAGAAAATATACGATCTGATACATCTTCTTTAATCAGATCATAATTACGCATTTCTAAAACCCTAATTCTAGGTGGTGCTATTAAACGAGTAGTAGATATATTAGAACCAGTACTGTCATATGGGTCATTTTTAACAGCACGTTCAATAGCTTTAGGTAAATTAGAAATATTTGTTATTTCCATTAAAATGGTACAGTATCGCCGACTTTTAGATCAGAACCATTATTTTCATCACCTAGATCTTGGTTCATATCTTCCAACTCTTTAGAGTTTAAGATCATTTTTCTAATCCCTTCCGACAACTGATTAAAGTTTTCTTTTTTGCCTTGTAAATACTCATCCATGCTAAACACAAGTGTTGAATTTATTTGTTCAGCAATTTTATCGTTTTTACCTAATGGCATAATGGATGATATCTTGGCTTTACCAGTATCACTCATCATAACATTCATTTTACAAGGTACACCAGCAAGTTTGGCAATATCAAAACTTTGTTTTTCTGTTTCAGAAAATGGCCTACCTCTCCAAGAGGCCAAGTCTTGGGCCAAAGCTGATTTTTCATGTAACGATAATGTATAAAATTTACTAATAGTTAAAGGTTGACCATTACCGTCTTTTTCTTCTGGCACTTCCCAAATTATAAGGACTTGTCTTTTATAAGATACATCGCCTTTATATTCTTTTCTTTGTGTGCCAAGTTCTATTATCTTGATACACCTTGCGTCATGCACACCTGCCGAAACAGTTGGATAACGACTTGTTTCATTACTTGTTTTTGCTATTATTGTTGTCATATTTTTTCCTTTTTTCACTAATTTATTATTGATTAACTCTTGTAAATTATGTATTAACTGAAGTCAAGTTTAATATTGACTTTTGTTAATAAAACAAATATAGAACAAAACATGGCTAGTGTTATAGATGAATTAGTTGAAGAATTAAGGGCAAAACAGAAAAGATTAGATAAAGAAATTATCAA